CGACGGCGAGGCCGTGGCCATTGAGAAGGACGACCAGCCCCAGGCCATCATGGCCGGGATTGTGAGCGACGACGTGGACGGGTGGATGGGCGGAGAGGTGGCCAGCATGGCCTCCTATGTCCCCGTTACCTTCCGGGGGTATCAATTATTCCAGGAGGTGAGCGGCCGTCAGGCGTATGGCGTGGATCCCACGGCCCTGGCCATCATCGAACGGGCCACGGCAGAAATGGGGACGGCCGCAATTTCTGGTAGCCATGCGCTGGCCTGGAGCCACGACGGGGAAACCGTCATGCTGGAGGCGATCCGAAAAACCACCTGGGCGTGGGAGTGGGAGCGGACCGTGTGGGAGGCTATGGAGAGCGTGGACCTGCACAAGAGGGAGGGCTGACCGTGACGGAGTTCGAGAAGATCACCGCCTCCCCTGCCGTCCTGGGCGCTTTCCTGGGTTCCCTCCCCTGCCTGGAAGGTCCGTGGGACGACGCCTTTCACCGGGAGTTCTGCGACAAGTGCGCGGCGGAGGAGTGCGACGCCTGCCCCCATGAGGTAGAGCGGAACAGCCCGACGTGGTGGCTGGGTCTGATCCACACGGGATCCGGGCCGGTGAGGACCAAGAGCCGGAACCCATATCTGCAACAGGCCGCCGACCTCCGCCTGGAGGCCATGCACCAGCGGATCCGTTTTGGCCGTGACCTTCTGGCCAAGGAACTGGAGGAGGCCGCGACCACCATTGAGGACATGGCAAAACTGCTGGAGGCAAAAGAGGATGAAAAAGGTTGAAATGGACCGCGTGACCCTCTATCAAGGGGACTGCATGAACACCATGGCACAGATCGCGGACGGTTCCGTGGACGGCTTGATCATTGATCCGCCATACTCCAGCGGCGGGACGTTCTCCACACAGCGGAAAGCGGAGAGCGGAAAAAAGTATTTAGACACGGGAGGCGCCAAGCAGACGGAACTGCCGTCTTTCAGCGGCGACAACATGGACATGCGCAGTTTTACCATGTTCATGCGGGCCGTCCTATTCGAGGGGCGGCAGAAAACCAAGGAAAGCGGCGTCTGCTGTGTGTTTATAGACTTCCGCAACCTGCCGGCGGTGGCGGACGCCATGCAAATGGCCGGGTGGACCTGGCGGGGGATTGCCGTATGGGACAAATTAAATTCAAGGCCACAAAAAGGCCGGTTCAAAAATCAATGTGAGTACATCGTGTGGGGGAGCAATGGGGCCATGCCGCCGGATCGGGGCGTCCCTGTCCTGGATGGGGTTTTCCGGTTCCAGAATGTCCCAACCGCAAGAGCACACCACCAGACAGAAAAGCCCATAGGACTGATGGAAAAGGTGGTTGAGATCGTCCCGCCGGGCGGGACGGTGCTGGACTGTTTTATGGGGTCCGGGTCCACGGGCGTGGCATGTGTTAGGACGGGCCGCCGGTTTATCGGAATTGAACTGAACGAATTTTATTTTGAAACCGCCGCCAGACGGATCGAGGAGGAAGCGAGCCAGGAAACCCTGTTTTGCGGGGGGGGGGGCACCCTGATAACAATACTGATATTTTCGGCCGCGACGCCTAAAGGGCGCGTGAAATAAAAGGAGGAAACCACCATGAAGATCAGACACACCATCGAAAATGAAAGCACCTGGGAAAAGTTGAAAGCGGCCGTTGTGGCCGGGACGGCGGGGGCGCTGATCCAGCCGTTTAACGAAATCGACTTGACCATGGAAAATGGAGAGGCCATCACCGTCGTGGCGGCCGCGCACCTCTCCGCGGCGGAGGGCAAGCCCGCTGGCCTGCGCTTTGTGTTCAAGGACTGCCTGGCGGAGCCGCACCCGATGAACAAGACCTGGACGAACCGGGGCGGGTATCGGGCCAGCGAGGGGCGCCGTCACCTGCTGGAGGACGTACTGCCCCTCCTCCCTGCTGACCTCCGGGCTGTGATCAGGCCAAGGAAGATCACCGAGATCACGGAGGGGAAAACCCTGGTTTATGAGGACCCCCTGTGGTTGCCCTCCGAAACGGACGTTTTCGGCCGGGGCCATGAGAGCCTGCAGAACGGCGTGGCGGATGGGCCGGACGACTTCCAACTGCCCATTTTCCTGACGGAGCGGGACCGCGTAAAGCAACGGGAGGGGTTCGGCACCACGCCCTGGGCGCTCCGGTCCGTCCATGCGGGCAGTACGCACAGTTTCTGCCTTGTCTCCTCCAACGGCAACCCGGGCACCGGCAACGCGAGCGGTTCCTGGGCCGTGGCCCCCGGCTTTGACCTCTAATCAGAAAATCCGCAATTATCCGGCCGCGAAAGCGGCGGGAAGGAGGCAACCATGGACGTGACCGTGACCATGACGGCGGAGGAATTTCTGGAGTTCATGGCCTGGAGAAAAGACAAGAACCATTACAGATCGGAAATGGACACATGGAACAGAAAGTGGAAAATGCTGGCGAATAAAGCCTGCTGGGCCATAGAGGCAGACCAGAAACGGCCCGGAAAGGTCAAGATCGTGGACCAGGAACACGCGGCGGAACTGCTGGAACTGGCCAACGACTACCTATCATAAAGAGAAAGCCACCTGCGCCCGGTGCTGACAACACGGCGCAGGTGGCAATATAAGCGACGGAGAAACCGTCCTGGATACCTATATTATATCAGTTTTCCAGGCGGTTCGCAACAAGAAAAAATCAACGGGGCCGCGGCCCCGTGAGCGCCGGTAAGAGGCATTAGTAAAGTGACCAGCACCCGTAAAGGAGGGGGCACCATGCCATACGTACACAGGATGGTGCAGGCTGGCCGGACCGTCGAACACAGGAAAATGCAATCCTTCCGGGTCCACACCAAGGGGGTCAAGCGCGGCCCCAATAAGGGGACAACTACGGAAAAGCAAGCCCGGATCAACGAGCGGGTGGCAGAAGAACACCTGCGCTGGGACCTGAACGCCAACTTTGACCACCGGGACCTCCACGCTGTCCTCCACTACTACGACAAGGACACAACCTTTGAGGAGATCCTGGCCCACAAGGCCGCTTTCCTGGCCAACCTTCGGAAAGCCTGCCGAAAGCGTGGGATCCAGTACAGGGCGGTGGTGGTGATCGAAACCAAGCGCATGACCAACCCACACATACACGTGGTGATCAGCCGCATGGACCCGGAGATCATCACCGAGGCATGGGAGAACGTCCCAAGGGGCGGCGGGGGTATCAGTTTCAAACCCCTGGACCGCCGGGGAAACCATGCAAAACTGGCGGCCTACCTGATGAAGGAAAGCCGCTCCACCATGGAGAAGTACCGGGAGATCGGGAAACGGGGAAAGCGGTACAGCAAGACCCAAAACATGGACAAGCCGGTGATCACCTACAAGGTGGTTTCCTCCTCCTCCTGGAGGAAGGAGCCAAAAGCACGAAAGGGCGCGGTGCTGTATAAGTTCGACGACGGAGCGACCTGCAGGACCGGGTGGCACGAAATGACGGGC